TACATGAAAGCCCAGCTCAAGAAGGAAATCAAGGAACTGCGTAAATTGAAACAGGAACTCAAGAAATGAATGACTTACTCAACTTGCTCAAGGGTGTTGCGCCCACTCTCGCAACTGTTGTTGCTGGCCCTTTTGGTGGCGCTGCTGTTAGTGCCATTGCTAATCGGATTGGTTGTGGAGGGACTGTGGAGGAAGTGGCGAAAGCCATAGCAGGTGACCCAGCCGCAGCCCAAAAGATTGCAGAGCTTGAACTAGAGTACGCCAAGCTGGAGGCTCAAGACAGAGACTCTGCACGTAAAGCGTATGCAACTGTTGCAACATCTGAGAACGCTACCAAGTTAGAGAAGTTAGTAGTTCCCATCCTAGCCTTGGGTGTTGTTGGTTTAGCGTTTACTCTTATTGGCATATTGATGTTTGTAGATACGCCTAATGACCAACAGCAATTAGTTATCTTTGCGCTAGGGTTTATTACTAGCGCTGCTGGTCAAGTGTTATCTTTTTACTTTGGTTCTAGCCAAGGTAGTAAAGACAAGACAGAAGACATGAAAGGCATGATGAAAAAATGAACCTTTCAGAACACTTTACTCTTGATGAGGCAACGTATAGCGAGACGGCTATTCGGATGCACATTGACAATCAACCTAGCGAGCAACAGTTAGCAAACATGAAAACTGCTGCTGAAAAGTTGGAGGCAGTCAGAAATGTCACAGGCGCTCTTCGTGTTAATTCTTGGCTACGCTTGCCCGATGTTAATGTGGCTGTTGGTGGCTCTAAAGTATCCAGTCACATGGACGGGTGGGCTATTGACTGCTCTTCTTCTGCTCATACTCCTTATGAACTATGTCAGCTTGTTTTGAAGGATGGAATCAAGTTTGACCAAATTATTCACGAGTATGGAAGGTGGATGCACATATCATTTGCACCTGAGATGCGTCAGCAATCCCTAACCATCTACAAGCCAGAAGGCAAGTACAAGATGGGAATACTAACGGAAGCGGAGTATCACAATGCCTAGAAAGAAATCCCCTAACCTCTCTGTTGGCAGAGGTGAGAAGTTGTCTGTCAAAGCAGGTGGCGGTCTGACTGCCAAAGGTAGAGCAAAGGTCAATCGTGCTACTGGTAGCAAGTTGAAAGCTCCTACTAAGTCAGGCCCTCGCCACAAGTCTTTCTGTGCCCGTTCTAAGAACTGGAAGGGCGAGAGAGGAAAAGCGGCGAGGAAGCGCTGGGGCTGTCGTTAAGGAGCAGGTAGTAACCCGCCTTCAAAGAGGTAGGTTCCAAAATGCCCTAGAGATACCCACGGTGCAGCGTAGACCTTAAACCCTGCGTCTCTGGCTCTACGACAAAAGCCATAGTCTTCAGACAACAGACGTTCATCTTCATCTATAAATACTGGGAAGTATTCGTAGATACGTTCTTGACCAAGTGTTAGGCTCAGGTCACGCACATCGTTCTTGTAGCTGGCTACGGACTTCTTCATCTTCTCAAAAACTCTGCGCTTGATAAGCATGAAGCCTGTGCCGCCATTCCATATCTCTACAGGTTTATCAATAGGCACAGTAACAGAGCCACTGTAGCCAACCAAATTAACAACCATAGAACCTGTGTAGTGCTTAAGTCTCTCAACGGGTACTCCTTCTTTTACAGCCTTGTGTACGCCTTCCCAACTAATTTCCTTCTTAGGATAGATACCGCAGATGATGTCCTTGTCAGCGTTGAGCATGGAGACAATATCTGCTGAGTTAAAGCGTATGTCTGCATCTATAAACATCAAGTGTGTATAGGCAGGGTTTTTCATAAAGCCGTGGGCAAGGGCGTTGCGAGCACGCTGCACCAAGCTCTCGTTAAACATGGCTGTGTAGGACATGTCTATGTTGTTGGCTGTCATGGTGTTGGGCATGGACAGCAGTGACTGGGTGTAGTAACCCGTAGCCATACCGCCGTACATAGGGGTGGCAACAAAGATGTGTGGTTTCTTTGCTTCCTTAACTGTTTTCTTGGCTACTGGCTCTTTCTTCTTTACCATTTTTGTTCCTTGTTAGGTGTTGCAATAAAGGACATGCCATCTTCGTATCCTGCTTGATAGGCTAAGTCCCAGAGTTGTTTCAGACTCATGTTGATGAGTTCTACGATATGTCTTCTATCCTCAGAACATACCTGTTTGTCTTCGCAGATTTCCTCCATCCGTGTACCTCTATTCGTATGTTTGCATCACGTACAAGAGCCAGTGTGTCTGACGCTTGTATCTTCTTAATCCTGTCGCTTACCGCACTAGCTGTCACCTGCACGGCAAGGACTTCTCCTTTTCGTATGGCAAGGATGTCGCACCACCCCCAGAGGTCTTTCCTTTGTTTTGTAAAGGAGTTCCACTTCTCTACTATTTCGCAGTGGTAACCCTGCTCACGTAGATACGCTAGTGACCGCTGTGTGGGGGAGGTCTTAGTTGCCATCAGAAGGGCACGTCGTCGTCAAAGCCATCACCACCAAATTTCTTATGTTTGACGGTGTTGTAAGACGGTGGCACTTCTTTGTCTCCACGCTCTTCCATCTTCTTTTTCTTGCTCCAGTTGTCCTCAGACAGAGAGAGCAAGTTGTAGCCTCGGCTGGTAGGTTTCTGCCAAGCAGCGAGTTTGAGTTTCTCGCCAGCTTTGTAGTCCATCTCTAGGACGATGAAGCCTTTAAAGTCAGGTGCTTTATCACCTTTCCTCTGTTCTTCTTCTTCCCAGTACATGACCCCTTTGCCGGGTTTCTCGTTATGTACGTTCATATTTTTCCTTTCTGTATGTGTACTGTGCAAATTCGGCACTGCCTTGTTTGACCATCGTGGTGTGGATGGGGTGTCCTTGTTTTCTAAGAACTTCTATGTGAGCTGCAAGTCTGAAACTTCCATAATGTTGCAGGGCATCTTTAGGAGTAAGTGGCCCTATTTCAGTAAGGTGTTTCAGAATATTGGCTCGCTGACTGCCGCTGCGGGTGATGGTGGGGGTTCCGACTTTGGGTTTGTGGACACGCCAGCCTCCGCTAATAGAGCTTTAATCTTTATCTTCTGAAAAGAATCTAGGCTCTCTAGCATGTCCATATTGCAAGCCTTGAGGCCATCTATCTTTTCTGCTTTGCCAGCATCGTCAAACTTGGTTGACTTGTAGATGCGTGCAATCATTTCAGCGTAGCCAGCTACCCATTCTTCTTTTGTGTGAAAAGCTGAGTAAGGTGCTTCTGTGTTGGGTAGATACAACTTGTACGCACCGTCCGCCTCTTCAATGCTCGGCGGTATCTCAGGCGTAGATACAGGTTCCACCCGCTCTGCCATGCCCATATCTTTGGGCGCTTGATTTCTAGGGGAATCAAAATCTTGCACCTCTTCTGGTGTGTAGACTCCGACAACGCAGCCGGGATATACAGAGCGTATGCCCTCCGATATGACTCTAGCCCTGAGCATAGCTCTTGGATAGTTCTTCCAGTTATCCTTGTTGGCAATCCCGATAGCTTTTGCTTGCGCCAGACTCCAAGACACCTCAAGTGCGCCCCCTGACGGGTGGCTAAATAACCCCGTGACCTTATCATTTGTGTACTCCTTCCAGTTAACACTACCTCCTGCTTGCTGGAAACGAGCCAGCATTGCGTCTGCTTTCAACGCAGGTCTGCCTTGTATGACGTGGTAATCACGCATAGCAACGGCGGGATGCAGACTCTCTGCTTGGCATAGCAACATGATTGCCATAGCCTCTTGTGGGTTCTTAAACCCGAACATCTTGCTAGATGCTGCGACTTCTGCCATTTGCTGAATGTCAGCGAGTGGGACGATATTAGACATGGAACTTCTCCAGTAAGGTGATGATGGTGTCAATGACAGAGCTGGCTGCCATGATGTAGATTGCAAAGTCTGTGGTGGTCATGATTTAGCCTTTCTGCCGGGCTTGGCTTTAGGTGTGCCGTCCTTCTTGACTCCGTAAGGTGCGTTCTCTAAAAGATAGACACGCTCTCTTAGGTCATCTATAAGTTTGTCAAGATACGTGATTGACTCTTCTAGGAGTTTGATACGATTGTTATTGAAAAACATATTTAACCTTTCACTAGGAAACGGCGGGAGCCGGGAACCAGCACTTCAAACTGCCCGTAGATGTCAGGCATGGAGGACTGGAAGAGTTTGCTATCAAACTTCTTGCTAGGTTTGGCGTTCTTCCACGTAGCCAGCACTGTGCCCTCTATGGTGGTCAACGTAGCCTTGTCAGACATGTAGCCTTGTATAAGGGTCTGGAATTGCTCCTTACGCTCTTCTAGAGCCTTTATTTCCTTGTTGATGACAGCTAGGTAGCGACAAGCCTCTTCAACGCTTTGTGAGGCTGTTCTAGACTCTCCGTTATCTACGGGGTACATGAGCCTTACTTGGTCAGATGACTCAGGTGGAAGGGGGTTTTTAGAGAGAACTCGTGCCCACACTTCCGCCATCTGGACGATTAAATCCGTTTTTTGTTGCTCAGTAATGTGAAAAGGGCAGAGGAAGAACTCCTGACCACCAAATAGCACAGCCAGATACACTTTGTCCACACCGAATACTGTCGCCTCATGTACCAACTGAGCCATATCAGCAGCAGGAATGATTCCAGCCTCAGCGTCAAACTTATTACGGGTAGCAGCGTTGTAGTTTTTACACTCAACCAGTATTGTTTTACCATCTTCTTTACCTGCAAAATCAAAATGTGAGCGTAGCCACGCCTCTTTAGGGTGGGTGAGGGATTCCTCTATCTTGGTGAGTTCTACCTTTAACTTGGCTTGTGCTAGTCTGCCAATGACGGGTTCCATCACATGACCCATCTGCACAGCCTCTACGTTAGAGAGGTCAGGAATGTCCATCATGCCCAGCTTGGTGAGGATGACTTCGTTGGCTTTTCCTTGGGCTACCTTGCGGGAGTCACCAGACCAGATAGCGGAGTTACGGGTTTCGGGTGTGAAGTCACTCATTCTGCTTCCCTCGCTTTCATCATTGCGTCTGCTATTTCGTAGGCCTGTGTTGGTATTTCTGAAAATAAACCATCGTTGTCAATCAGCGCTTGCATAGCCTTAGCCGCAAAGTAATCACGCAAGGTCATGCCTTGGAACTGTATAGCTGCGTTCATATTTGGAAATGCTGGGATATTAGTCATGGAGTTGTGCCTCTCTGTGGTTGTCACCCATCACGCCACACATGCCGTTAGCACGTCTCATGCTGGCGCAGTAGGGTAGGTCTGATATTTGGAGTGGTTCCCCTGTGACGGGGGAGATAGGCCGTTGATACCCGCAGTGTCCGAGTTCAAGGTTCGAGATTCCTTCTGCTAGAAGGAAATGGATACACGTCTTACAAAGTTTCATAGGAAACATCCTTTTAAAGTTGAGATTGGATTATACAGTTACATGATTATGCGGTGTCAATATTTATCTATATCGTTTCTCCTTTTGATAGTTTCTAACAATTCATCTAACACCCACACTATGAGTCCAGCAAGCATGGGTAGAAGGGCTAGGAATACGTAGTTCATGTGTTGACATAGCCTTGGGTATCGTCATCTTCCTCTACCCTTTTTGTGGGCGAGGGTGTGGGCAAAGTGTCTAACTGCATATTCTTTTCTAGTTCAGTTATGCGTTTAGCCATGTCTCTTACTATGTTTGTCAGGAGGTCTATTTCATCTAGTCTCTGGCGTTTGCGCCAGAGTGAGTCTTTTACTATCTCTTGTTTAACCTTGGACTGTCGTTCTAGGTCGTTAAACGCTTCATTCTCTTCTGGGGTCATCAAGTCCATTTATATCTCCTGTAAAGATAAGTGCTATCGTGATTAAGTAGACGGGAACATTCTTACCATCTTTCACTTGGTCTAGTAACTTACGTGCCTCGTCTGGGGTCATACCTACCTCTGTGGTGAGACGGGAACCCGTATCCGAATTCCCTAACTCTTTTTTTAATTTAGACATACGCAGGTCACCCACAGACCTACCTGTGGATAACTTATGCACAATGTTATCAACAACCTGCATAACTGACTCTCGTTTATCTAGGCTAGGTAAAAGGGGTCAGACCTCCTTGATTACCTCCGACTTTGCTCTCACCCGAAAGATGCTCACTTAGGGATGACAATGGTCAGTTCGCCACGTTTATCTCACTTGGTCATCAGAACCGCATGAAGGGGTGGGTGATGCCCCCGACTAAGCCTAAACGCACAATAAAAAAGCCACTTAAGTGACTACCCCTATCACGCCCCCGTAGAGACGGGGAGGGGTAATCGCTTAAATGGCCTTGCTTACTGTGCGTGACTACAGTGGGACGAACTCTAGCAAAACCACTTGGGGTTTGTCAACCCCCTACAAATTCCCCAAGGGTTAGCAGGGCTATCAAAAACCCTGCACCCATACCACTGACGAACAGAATAGCCATATCCGCAGCGCACATGCGTGGGGGAATTTCACTATTGTCAAACACGTGGTGGGGTTCACGGGATGGGTTTGTCATGCGTTGTTCTACTTTTCCGCCTTGTGCCATAGTCAAGTCTCCGATAGTTGTTTAAGCTGAAAATTTATAGCCAAATGCCACATACTAAGGGCATCTGCAATGCCTGTATAGTATTCGTCATAGGGTACGTCTTGATTAGATTCAAACAGTTCTAAAAACTGCCGAACATGGGAAACAGGTGCATCCCCATGCTGACAATATGCGTCGATAAACGCTTCACGTTCTGCTGGTTTCATTGTTTAGCCCTTTCAATTTGTAGATAGATTACCTGTGCAGATGCGAACATGCGTGCATGTAGGAATAGCCGATATTTAGCCTGTAATTCGTGCATGTTTTATTCCCCCATGTAATCACGGTAAACAAAATAGCACCCTGAGACAGTGCCATAAATAATCAGGGCTATAAACGAGAAAACGCTAACAGCACCACTGACTAACCCAATGACAGACAAACACATTAAAACCAGTGCGGCCAGATACCCTAAACAGTTTAAATTTTGCATACTATGCTTTCAAAGTAGTGCGAAATAGCACCACATTGCACCCTATTTCTAAGATGCAACAGGGTGATATTTATGCCGCTTTCGCCTCTGCTGTTGCGTCAAGCATGTTTATATAGTCTGCCGCTTTTTGTGCATACGCCGCCGCTTTAAATACTGCCTTGCTATCGTCACGCAATGCTTTTAACCAGCTTTGTATATATCCGGCGTGCCTTAACTCGCCTTGGATACCGTAATCCTGACAGAGGAACGCCGCACCCATTTCTGCAACAAGTTCCTCGAAAGCATACGCCGGATTACCAAATCTGCCCTTATCGAGGTTACGGTCTAATCTATCTTTGTGGCCTGTCCAATGCGTTAATTCGTGAAATGCTGTTGCATAGTAGTTTTCCTCACTGTTAAACGCCGATTTATGCGGCATTTGGATTCTGTCCTGAGAGGGCATGTAAAAAGCGGCATCACTACCGTGAGACAGTGCCGCACCTGTTTTAATAATGCGTTCCTCTGCTAACTGGTTAGCTGTAAACGGTTTATCTGCTGGTTTTTCAACGGTTATCGTGATGCCCTCTACCTGAGAGGCATTAAAAACAACATAAGACTTTAAAACAGCATACGATTCTGTTTCACCTGTTTGTTTGTTTTCTTTACTGACAGGCGAATAAAAGACAATCTTTGTGCCCTTTTCGCCTTTTCGCACGTTAGCCCCTAAGGACTGCCATTGTTTGAATGATGCCCACACTGGCACGTCAAACCCTCTCACCATGCCTGTCATACCTAAGATTAAACGGTTAATGCCTTGATAGGGCTTTTGTGTCAGGATGTTTTTATCCGCACTGCTGTCTGCTGTCCATGGCTTTATCCAAGGAACAGCACCCTTTTCTAGCTGTTCAATAATGCTGTTTGTAACGTCATCATATAAAGATTGTTTAGAGTCTGTCATTTGGCACTGCCTTTCAAAGTAATGAATGAATGAGAGAATTATAACACTAATAATCAACTAATATTCTAACCCTCTCATATATATAGCATAATAGAATCGTGCCAGATGCTGTAACTCGTTGATTTATATATGGTAGGAATAACCCTAAGTACAATAAAGCATTACATATTCTAATGTTAACGCTAAAGTTAAGACA